CTGCAGGTCTAGCATCCATACCTATTTTAGGTAAATTTTTTAAAGGCGCTAAAGTTGCAAAACTTATTAAACCAATACCAAATAGTTCTACTGTTATGCCAGATTGGTTTCCAAATTTTGTAGATAAGTTTATAGGAAGATCTATTGGTAAAAAAATAGATGCAGATATTATGGAATATACAAATCCTGATTTACCAAATATTAAACTAACAAGAAATGATGATGGCAGCCTTCTTGTTGTAGGAAGAAACGAACATAATGAAGCATATAATATAAATTATCAACCACCGGGATATGAAGTTTTAGATTATAAAACAGGTAAATCTGTTAAGACGCCTGGAGAGTTTGAAGCTATTGAAGGAAGACACGTTACATTAGGTCCAGACGATTATGACATCGATCCTTTTTATGCAGAAGATTTAGATGAATTATTTACAGTTGATGTAGCTGAAATGGAAAAATATGCTACAGGTAATGTATCAAAAACAGTTAAAGATGCTTTTGGAAAAGAAACAGGTTTAAAAAAAGGTAAGTACGAAATAGACAGGGCTCAAGGCCAAGCAGAAAACAGAGCGGATATATTAAGAGATGAGGGTTTAGATGAAATTGACTAAAACAATACCCCCTAAAAAAGGACCTGAGCCTCAGGGGTTGCTTATTGATTATAATACTGTTAAACCTGTAAAACTGGAGAAAATAAATGGCAGACATAGACAAGTCTCTACCAAACGTAGAGCAAGAGATAAAAGTTCCATCGCCTGAAGAAATTGAAGTAGCTGAACAAGAAAAGCAACAACAAGTTGATGAACAAGGTGATCCCGTAGAACTTACAGAAAATGAAGATGGATCTGTAGATATTAATTATGATCCTTCTATAGGATCTGTTGAAGGTGGCCAAGAACATTACGCTAATCTTGCAGAACATTTACCAGATGATGTGTTAGGAAGATTAGGTTCAACACTTTTTCAAAATTACCAAGACTATAAAAATTCTAGAAAAGACTGGGAAAGAAGTTATAGAGAAGGTTTAGATTTATTAGGTTTTAAATATGATAATAGAACTGAACCCTTTCAAGGTGCATCAGGTGCAACTCACCCTGTACTAGCTGAAGCTGTAACTCAGTTTCAAGCATTAGCTTATAAAGAATTATTACCAGCAGAAGGACCAGTAAGAACTCAAGTTATGGGCGCACCTACTCCAGAAAAAGAACAACAATCTCAAAGAGTAAAAGATTTCATGAACTATCAGATCATGGATAAAATGAAAGATTACGAACCTGACTTTGATTCATTATTATTTCATTTACCGTTGGCAGGATCTGCTTTTAAAAAAGTATATTATGACGAAGCAACTTCAATGGCTTGTTCTAAATTTGTACCTGCGGATGACTTGATTGTTCCGTACTCAGCTACCTCATTAGACGATGCGGAGTCTATCATTCATCGGGTTCAAGTATCAGAAAACGAATTACGAAAACAACAAGTAGCTGGTTTTTATAAAGATGTAGAATTAAAACCAGGTCCAGTTAATGAAACTGAAGTAGAAAAAAAAGAACGTGAATTAGAAGGTGCATCCAAAGGAAGAGACGAAGATGTATTTAATTTATTAGAATGTCACGTTCATTTAGATCTTGAAGGTTTTGAAGACATGGGAGATGATCAAGAACCAACAGGAATTAAACTTCCATATGTTGTAACTGTCGAAGAAAATTCTAGAGAAGTTTTATCAATCAAAAGAAATTACGAAGTAAATGATCCACTAAGAAATAAAGTAGATTACTTTGTACATTTTAAATTTTTACCAGGACTAGGTTTTTATGGTTTTGGTTTAATACATATGATTGGTGGATTATCAAGAACGGCAACGTCTGCATTAAGACAATTACTAGACGCAGGAACTTTATCAAACTTACCCGCAGGATTTAAACAAAGAGGAATTAGAATAAGAGATGATGCACAATCAATTCAACCTGGAGAATTTAGAGACGTAGATGCACCAGGTGGTAACATCAGAGACTCTTTTATGATGCTTCCTTTCAAGGAACCATCACAAACTTTATTAGCACTTATGGGCGTCGTAGTACAAGCAGGTCAAAGATTCGCTTCAATAGCAGATCTGCAAGTAGGTGAGGGTAATCAACAAGCGGCAGTGGGTACGACAGTAGCTTTGTTAGAGAGAGGTAGCAGAACAATGTCTGCTATTCATAAAAGAATTTACGCAGCCCTAAAACAAGAATTTAAATTAATGTCTAGAGTTTTTAAGTTATATCTACCCCAAGAATATCCTTACGATGTTGTTGGTGGTCAAAGGATGATCAAACAGGCAGACTTTGACGATAGAGTAGATATATTGCCGGTTGCAGATCCAAATATTTTCTCACAGACACAGCGTATTTCCCTCGCACAGTCGGAGCTGCAGCTGGCAACATCTAACCCACAAATACATAATTTATATCAAGCTTATAGAAATATGTATGAAGCATTGGGTGTAAAAGATATTGATAAACTTTTAAAACGACCACCTATTCCCACACCGAAGGACCCAGCGTTAGAACACATTGATGCTCTCGCTGGGAAACCATTCAAAGCATTTCCTGGTCAAGATCATAGAGCACACATAACTTCACATTTAAATTTTATGGCAACAAACATGGCTAGAAATAATCCAATGATTATGGCAGCTCTTGAAAAAAATTGTTTTGAACACATTTCTTTAATGTCACAAGAACAGGTTGAAGTAGAATTCAGAAATGAAATGCAACAAATAATGGCAGCTCAGCAAAATCCACAAGCACTACAAAATCCACAAATGCAAATGCAACTAAAAATGATGTCCGAAAAGATTGAAGCAAGAAAAGCACAGTTAATTGCTGACATGATGGAAGAGTTTATGAAGGAAGAAAAGAAAATTACCTCTCAATTTGATAACGATCCAATTGCTAAACTAAGAGCAAGAGAATTAGATCTTCAAGCACAAGAAAATCAACGTAAAAAAGAAGAAGGTGAAGAGAGAATTAACCTTGATAAGATGAGAGCAATGATGAATCAACAAAATCAAGACGAAAAGCTTGAACAAAATGAAGATTTAGCAAAACTAAGAGCCAATACATCGATTGAAAAAACAATTTTGTCTAAAACATTACCAAATGCCAAAGATATGGGCCAAGGTGGTGTAATAATTAAAAGAAATGACTAAAATTGTCGACAATTTTTTAAAAAAAGAGTAAAGTAATTAACAAAGGAGCTAATATGGCAGAAAAAAACAAAAAAGACCTTAACCAAGAAATGTTTACGAACAAAGATGGTTATGTTGAAGGTGGAATTGAAATAGAAACTACAAATCCAGCTGAAACACAGGATGCAGAAGTTCAAGGTCAAGGAAAAATTTTAAAAGAGAAAAAAAGAACAGCTAAGTGGTACTAATATGGCTTGGTTTAGTTTAGCAAAAATTGCTTTACAAGCGGGAAGTAAAATTTACTCTAACCGCCAGAAGACTAAAATGGCTATGTCTGATGCACAACTAATGCATGCTGAAAAGATGGCCCGAGGTGAGGAAACTTACCAAGGCAAACTACTAGAAGCGAGGCAAAACGATTATAAGGACGAATTTGTGCTCGTTATAATTTCGGCACCTATCGTGGTGCTTATGTGGGCAGTAATGTCGGACGATCCGGCAGCCATGGAGAAGGTAAAACTCTTCTTCGAGTATTTTCATGAGCTTCCAAAATGGTTCACTAATTTATGGGTGCTTGTAGTTGCAAGTATCTTTGGTATAAAGGGTACACAAATATTTAGAAACGGAGGAAAAAAATAATGGCAAATTCAAGATTTAATAATCAAGTAACAAATAGACGTGGCGCTATGGGTGGTGGCATGATGAAAAGAACAGGTTACAAAGCTGGAGAAATAGTTGGTAAACAAAAAAACTTACCTGCATTTTTAAAGAAAAAAATATTAGCCGCTAAACCTAAGAAAAAAAATAAAAAGGTAAAAGCGTAATGGCAAAACTTTGTCCAAAAGGTAAAGCAGCAGCGAAAAGAAAATTTAAAGTTTATCCGTCTGCATATGCAAACATGTATGCATCAGGTGTATGCTCTGGTAAAATAAAACCAGGCGGCAGAAAAAAAGCTGCTTCTGGTGGACCTATACAAATGGCTGGAATGACTAGAAAAAGAAGAGCTGGTTGTGCGTAGGTATTACTCAGAAGGTGGATTAAGAAAATGGGTGAAAGACAAATGGGTAGACATTGGAGCACCGAAGAAGGACGGCAAGTATCAACCTTGCGGAAGATCGAAGGGGAGCAAAAGAAAATATCCGAAGTGCGTACCACTTGCAAAAGCCACACGGATGTCAAAAGGGCAAAAGGCGAGTGCTGTCAAACGAAAAAGAGCAGCCGGTAATCCAGGCGGAAAACCTACAAACGTTAGAACATTTGCTAGTGAAGGTGGTTACATTGGACCAGCAATTAATTCTACATACGCAGGTAAGAAATTAAATAATTCATCTTACACAAAATATTATAAAGGAATGATTTAATGAGAAGAGACTTTGCAAAAGGTACTCCTATTCCTAGAACTAAAAAGAACTACAGATCTACAAAATCTGGAGCAGGCATGACTAAGAAGGGTGTCGCTGCCTATAGAAGAGCAAACCCTGGAAGTAAACTAAAAACAGCTGTGACAGGAAAAGTGAAGCCTGGATCGAAAGCTGCAAATCGCAGAAAATCATACTGCGCTAGATCACTAGGACAATTAAAACGGTCATCTGCAAAAACTAAAAACGATCCTAACTCACGTATCCGTCAAGCAAGAAGGAGATGGAAATGTTAAAAAAAAGAAAAGCTATTAAAGGTGTAATTAAAGGTTTAAAGAAAGCTTCTAAATTACATGCTAAACAAGCTAAGACTTTAAAAGGAGTTATAGGTGGATCAAAAACTAAACGCACTTAAAAAAAGATACGAAGCACAAATAGCTGAATCATTAGCTACACTAAGTATATACCTTACTAATTCAGTAGGGATTGGTGAACATCCACAGCATTTAGATGAAATGGATAAGTTAT